GTTTTTTCAAAAAGTCAACAACGCAATTTTCATGCCAAGTCTTGACCATGCAAGAACCATGCCAGGACGGGGGCGGTTTTTAGACCCATTCTAAGCCCATGTCTTTGGACCCTTCTCCAAGTAAACCATCATGGGTTTTTTAGAAATCAGACCGGCGCTAAAATTAATTCTTGACAATTTACTACTATTTTGATATACTAACCATATACTGATAGAAGGAGAACTCTATTTATGTCTTTGCCGTCAACTTACTCAGAAGATAAAGTACCCGAGCAAATCCAACCGGAAGAGCTTGAAATTGCAGATACGTACTTACAAACTGGAGACATGACCGAAACTGCTGAGAGGCTTAATATTCCTCGTAATGAAGTTGTTCGTACCTTAAATAAAGGACCAGTGAAACAATACGTAGATTCTGTATTTAATGATATTGGGTACTTAAATAGATTCAAACTAGCCGATGTCTGGTCAAAAATTATCGAGAGAAAAGTAGAAGAACTAGACGAGGCGGAAATTGGGTCCAACAAAGATATAGTAGAGATTCTAGACAAAGCAACAAAGTTTGTAGAAGCTATGAATAAACTACAAACAAATAGAGATAAAGCAGCGCCCGGTAGACAGACTAACGTCCAAATCAATGAATTTGGAGAGGCAGGCAACTACGGAGCGTTGCTAACACGCTTATTCGAGGAGAGTAAGTAAATAGTCTTTTAACTAACCTAAGGTGATATAATGACTACAAAAGATAAGGATCTTGATATTCCTATTAATCGTAGTGCAGCAGACGCACGCGCAGCACAGGCTGGAGCAGGGGCTGGAACTTCTACTCGTGAAACTACTGCTTTTGAGGGTTCTCATAAGCAGACAGCAGATACTAATGTAGAAGAGCAGCTAGCTGGCCAGACTGGAGCACAAGGTGCTTCCGATCGCTTTTTCAGTGACTTACAGCGTACCAATGCTAAGCGTACTTATGATCAGGCTCAGTCCCTAGATCTAGCGCAGCAAACTGGTTCTGCAGATTTTCGTTTAAATATGCAGAATCTAATGGTTCAGGCTACTCAGAATGCAGTTGAGACTGCAAATATGATTAGCAAGCAGGCTGTAGCTCATCGTGATATTGCTATTAATAGTCAGTGGACTATTGATAAGGAAGCGTTCGAAGCAGCAGTCGCAGCTGCAGTTGCGAAAACTGTCAACAAAGACTAATATAAAGTGACACCTACTTAGTGGTGTGACTACGGTGAGAGCGCCGTACCAATTTTTAAAATATGGAGAGTGTTGGCACCTACGAACGCGGGAGTGGTTTCCCCAAGTCTAACCAGCTTTAAGTAGGAACTCGCCGCTCTCCTTTATTATGGAGAAAACATGTACGTATTAAGAACTGCACGTAGAAAAGTACCAGTTTGTCAGTCAGAAAATGCCGATTTCGTACTAGAACAAGGTGAAATTAGAGCTGATAAATATGGTGAAGAAAAATACGAAATACTAGATTGTGTAGGAGGAGAAGTTTACAGTGTTGAGAGTTTCAAGGCAAGACATAGAGATGAACCAGATTCAACAGTTCGAGAATCCGTTTCTGAAGATTCCGATCTCTCCTTATATGCAGCTATTGGGGATAAATCCGAACCGTCCACAGACAGCTCTGATTAATGCAATAAACAATCCTAAGTATAGGTTTGTAACTGCCTGTTTATCTCGACGAGTAGGCAAAACATATATTTCCAATATAATAGGCCAACTTGTCGCACTTTACCCAGGCACTACTATGTTAATTATTGCTCCTGACTACTCGCTAGCGTCGATTAGTTGGGATTTACAGCGAAGTCTACTTGGTAAATTCGATATCGAGAAGAAACGAGACAATGCTAAAGATCGTGTAATTGAATTAAATAATGGTAGTATGATCCGCGTAGCATCTGTTCAACGAGTAGATAGTGCTGTAGGACGTTCGTATGACTTAATTATATTTGATGAGGCTGCTCTTAATGATGAAGGTGGACAAGCATTTAATGTTGCGCTTCGTCCGACACTTGACAAGATGGAGTCAAAATGTATTTTTATTTCTACTCCTCGTGGTGACAATTGGTTTAGGGAGTTCTTTGATCGTGGGTTTAGCGATGACCCTTCAATGGCTGACTGGGTAAGTATTCATGCTGACTGGCGTGAGAATCCGCGCGCAACAGAAGAAGATATAAGCCGCGCTAGAGCCACTATGTCAAAGGCAGAGTTTGAGCAAGAATACCTTGCTAACTTTGTAACCTTCGAAGGTCAGATTTGGGGATTACCTGACGAAGCTATTCAAGACCTTACTAAGGTAAAGAACCTAATACTAGAGTATCCTCATCGCTTTGACAAGATAGCTGGTCTCGATATTGGATTTAGAGACTTTACAGCAATGGCTGTAATTGGAGTAGAAGAAATAGTTGCTGGCGAATTAGAAGGATTAAATAGATATTATATACTAGAAGAGTATTTTGATCATAAGAAATCAACTGAAGATCACGCAGCAGCTGTATATAAGTTACAGCAAAAATGGGATATCGACTTTATATTTATTGATAGTGCTGCCGCACAGACTAGGTATGATTTAGCAGCAATGTATGATATTGCTACTATTAATGCTAAAAAGTCTGTACCAGACGGAATTGGATCTGTTGGAGCAGTTGTTGAAAGTGGGAGACTACTAGTAGATGAAAACTGTTTCGAAGTTATTCACGCTATGCGAAACTACAAATGGAAAGGACAAGCACTTGACGGAGTCTGGAACATTGAAACACAAAAACCTGAACACAACCGAGCTAGTCATATGGCAGACGCTATCCGCTATGCGATCTATACGTATGAACAAGGAGCGGGTGGTGTTATGTAATCCCGCATTAGTCGAAAAGAATAATAAAGATAAGTAATATTAATTCTTGACAATGTCCTCAAAATTTGTTATCATATAAAAAGTAGGATATAAAAGAAAAAACTTACTATTTTAGCCCCGTTCGATCTGCCGCATTGAACGGAGCTTTTCTGCGTTTACAGGGAAGATATATGAGCAACTTAAAACGCTTAGAAGTAAAATATGTCCGAGATCGCGCAAAGTCGCGCTATAAGAAGGGCGAGGACTGCGAAATCTGTGGCACAACCGAAGAATTACAGTTTCATCACTTTTATACTGTAGACTTGCTTTGGAATCAGTGGAAAAAGCTACACGGTATTATAATAAAAGATGTAGATGATATTATGGCTGTACGGGATGACTTTATAGCAGAGCACGAACAAGAACTGTATGAAGAAACAGCCACGTTATGCAAACATTGTCATAATAATCGTTTACATAGAATTTATGGACAAAAGCCGTCTTTAGCGACCGCAGAGAAACAAAAGCGATGGTTACTAAAACAAAGGGAAAAGTTTTATGGGAAAGATTAGCGATTGGTGGTACAATGTTAAGATGAATCGCGCCCAACCCTCCATTCAAATGGATGAAGGAGAAACAAAAGATAGTACTAGACGCGACTATTACTTTAAAAGAGCATATGATCGTTTAGAGGTTATTCGTAGAGGTACTGACTTAATAATCGATTCAGCTTCTGAAATTAATTTTTCAGTAATGGAACCAATTACCACTATAGATTCACAATATTTAAATCCAAATTCTGGAAATCCAGAGATGGTAAGAAAAAAGAGAGTAAACACTCTACTAAACTTCCAGGCAAATCCAGAAGTAGATTTAAATCAGTTTCGTCGTGAAGTATATATGGATATGATCATCAATGGTAATGCATTTGTTTACTTTGATGGTGCATATTTATATCACATGCCTGCTCACTTAATGGAAGTTAAGACAGGCAAAAAACAACGAATCGATTATTATTTATATGATAATAAGACGAGATTCAGTAGAGACGAAATTATACATATTAAAGAGAACGCCGCAGATAGTATCTATCAAGGTGTTTCTCGAATGTTCTGTTGTCAAAGAAGTATTAACACACTTGATTTAATGTTAAACTTTCAAGATTTATTCTTTGAAAACGGAGCAGTCCCAGGACTAGTACTAACAACTCCTAATATTCTCAGTGCAAAGATCAAACAAAGAATACTAGAGAACTGGAGACGTTCTTACAGTCCAAAAGCGGGAGCGCGTCGTCCTTTAATTCTTGACGGGGATTTTAAGGTTAACCCCTTATCAGAAATTAAATGGCGTGAACTAGACTTTGAGACATCTGTAGATGGCCATGAGGTCAAGATTCTTAAAGCATTAGGCGTGCCTCCGATACTTTTAAATTCCGGAAATAATGCTAACCTTACACCAAACTTAAAGTTATTTTATTTAACAACCGTACTACCTCTAGTAAACAAATTTGTATCTGCATTAGAAACTTATTTCGCGTATGATATGAAGCCTGATACGGTAGGAGTTGCAGCTCTTGCTCCCGAGATTCGGGATCAAACTACACAACTTACTAGCCTGGTTAATACTGGAATCATTACAATCAATGAAGCTAGAGAACAATTGAGAATGGATCCAGCAGAGGACGAACATGCAGATGAGTTAAGAATACCTGCTAATATAGCAGGATCTGCAGTAGATCCTAGTCAGGGAGGTAGACCATCAGGATCATCTGATGAAGATGATTCAGGTGTGGAGGAAAAACCTAAACCCGAGGAACAAGGTGAAGATGAAAATTAATGATCCTAAACTTGAGAAAAAAGTTTTTTCTTTCGACACTGCACTTACATTTAAGAAAGCTGAACCTGACGATGATGATTCCCCATTGATCATTGAAGGTAGAGCAAGTACTAAAGACATGGATCGTATGAGAGATGTTATCGATCCAAAAGCGTGGGAGAACGGCGAGGCGTTAAAAGCATATAAGAATAATCCAATTATTTTAGCTTTTCATCGTCACGACAAGCCTATTGGCAAGGCGACAGAAGTTAAGCCTACTAAAGATGGCTTAAGTATTCGCGCAATGATTAGTAAGTCAGCAACAGAAGTCTATTCTCTTATTCAAGAAGGTATTCTTAAAGCCTTTAGTGTAGGCTTCATAGCGAAAGACATGGACTACGATGTCGATAACGATGTTTTTAATATCAAAGACGTAGAATTAGTCGAAATTAGTGTTGTATCTGTTCCTGCGAACCCATATACTACATTTAGTGTAAGTAAAAGCTTTGACAACCCAAGAGAATTTGAAGCTTTTAAGAAATCATTTATCGAAGAAGATAAAGAAGATAACCCTAAAACTATTGAGGAGAAAAATCTAATGGAAAAGAGTGAAAAGACAAGCACTCCTTCAATCGATGTAGATTCCTTAACTTCATCTGTCGCTCAGACAGTAATGAAGGCATTAGAAGAGCGTGAAGCAGCGAAGGAAGCAGCACGCAAAGAACAAGAAGCTCGTGATATTGAGGTTAAGACCGCAGCAGAGCGTCTAGTAGCTGATGCCACCGCAGAAATCCAGAAGAAATTCGAGGAAGATCGCGAAGTACAACTTAGTGAAGTTACTACTAAGTTTAAGTCTGAGTTAGAAGAGAAGCAGAAAGAGATCGAAGAAATGCGTCGCGCTATGAAGGCCAATAAGATGCATTATGGATCCGATTCCAGCGAAGATAATCTATCTATCGAAGATAAGGATAATGCTGTTCTAATGGCTAAGTTATTTAACAAGCCTATCGATGGAACAAAATATTTTAAGACTTTGATTACAAAGTCTGGACGTGAGCACTGGGAATCCGGTACTCTAGATGGTTGGGAAGAAGAGTTCTCTACTCGTGTACATAACGAGATGCGCGAGAACCTAGTTGTAGAAAGCCTATTTACTAGTTTCCCAATGAGTACTCCTACTATGCATATGCCTGTAAATCCAGAAGCAGGATACGCAGAGTGGATTCCAGAGTCTAGCTTCCGTTCTAGTCTACCAACTGGTCAGGAAAGCCCTGGATCTGGTGAAGTTTCTTCTACCGGTGACGCAGTTGACCACCAGTTGAAAGAAAACACAATCACCGCTTACAAGCTAGCAACTAAGGAATTCCTTGGTTACGAAGAAGAAGAAGATAGCATTGTTGCTCTTCTACCTATCATTCGTGATGCTATGGCACGTCGTATGGCTAAGACCGCCGACCGTGCACTTCTACGTGGTGACGGTAGCAGACCTAATTACTGGTCTAACCGGCCTAGGCGGTAGTGTAACTGATGTTGGTTTTAATGTCAATTCTCCTGACAACTCTGT